GAGTAACTTTAGCATTGTAAGGTTGTCCCTCACCTTTTATACCCTTAGCCTCCATCTGCAATTGGCATAAGGGTCTACCTACATTGGACATTCTAAGTTCAAACTTAGATCCTCTGTTCTCAGTAAATTGTTTTAGTAAGGCCTTTTTACAGGCCTCACCAAACTCCTCAACAAGTGTTTTGTCTACTTGTGCAGGACTCTTTGACACTTTGTCAAGATACTTCTGTACTTTTAAAAGTATGCTATTCATTACTTAGCTAGCACTGCTTCAGGTAACTCATCATCAAGTTCTTTCACTACCTCTGCATCTACAGAATCAGACCCATTGGGTTTTTTAGTCTTAGCTGTATTGTATAAGCCAACAACTTCTTCATTTTCTGTATCAATAGATTCCTGAAATACTTTTAAAGTTTCCATATCTGTGTCAGACAACTGTAAATTAGCATCAGCATTTACAGCTATTTCAGGCACATAAAATACATTGCCACCTTTTTTCTGACGTTTAGTATCAAGTGATAAAGTAGAATTAAACATAAGTTTCTTTCTCTTTTTCAACTGATCTAACGCAGCACTTACAGGTGAGAATGCTGTACCTGTTACTCTATATAGAACGGGCAAGTTCTCTACGTCATGATTAGCTCCTTGTGCAGTTTTACCACCTTTAAAAGATAATAAACCATACACTAGTTTATAACATCGTATTGTTCTTTGTTGTTCCATTTGCTCAGGTGTAAGACTAGCTCTTTCTTTGAAAGGTATCTTACCACATTTAGTACCACCTAAAATATCTATAGCTTCTTCTTTCCAGCTTTTAAATATAATAGATCTATTTATGTACTCGCCTTTCTCGGCATCGTAATGCATATACTGCATTGCACTTATGAATGGTCTAAGTGTAATCGGTTTACCAAAAACATTTTGACCTATCTTTGAATCATAAGTATAGAAGTGACCAACTGGTAATTGATTACCATCGTCATCTTCAGGTGTACGATTGATTGCTAATCTAGGTATATTAGAACCCATATTAGATCCATCGTCTTGACCTATTGCCTGCATGATTTGCTCATCAGACATTCCTTTTATATTTACTAAGTTATTATCAGACATTTGTCCTCCATTTTAGTTATTTGTATATACCACACTTTTAGAAAAAAGTCAAGTATTATTTTAAAATAATTCTTCTATAAAATAGCCAATTAGTATCCAAATCATTAAAACTCCAAATATAGCTTCTAACATATTTTTGTATCTCCTTTTATTACTTTTATATCTAATCCATCCGAGTGTGCAAAGTATTTAAATGTACTAAGAAACTCATGATTTTCATCTATATACATAGTTGATGGCTCCACAAGACATCTATCTTTTAACTCTGTATATTCTAAATAAGCAGCATAATCTGAATCATCATACTCATCTAGAGTCTCTAGTGCTTCAATCATTTTTTTCATATTACCTCCTTCATATTTAACCAATCATACCCGATTTTAAGTTCTGTGTCAAGAGGAACATTAAAATCAATATTGTAATACGATTTAAGTGCAGGTATTACATCTGCAGTTCCTTTATTAAAAATATCAGCCATCAGTCTTTCTTCTCCTGGATATACATCTGCAATAATAGAATCATGAACTGTATTTATTAACAAACTTTTTACTTTTTTTTCTTTCATTAAATTAAAAATATTTATACAAGCTAGTGGTACAATATCTGCTGTGGCAAATCCTTGTACAGGATAATTTTTTATTTGTGTGCCATATGTAGATCCACCCCAAGGTGTACGTTCAGCATATGGAAAAGAATATTCTCTACCAGTTGGTAGTTTAACTCTTTTAAATCTAATAGCTTCACTTTGCAATCTTTCATGCCAAGTTTTTATATCTTTATATTTTTCTAAAAATTTAGAGTAATATCTTTTTTCATCTTCTGTTCCTGTTACCCCACCATACAAAGGTTTAAATGTATGTGCCTTTGCATCTTGTCTAGATACACCAATAATATCTGCAGTATACTGATGCACATCTATTTTATTTTTTATATCTTCCATACCTTGTTTATCTTGTGCAAGAAATACAGCAGTTCTAAATTCTAATTGTGCAAAGTCTATCTCTATTATCTTACCATCTTTAAACCTAGATGATACAACTTTACGAATAGGAAATGTTTTACCTCTAGGTTGGTTTTGAAAATTTGGATCTCTGCTAGATAATCTGCCTGTAGCTGTAATAGCTTGCATAAACTTAGGATGTAAAAAACCTTTTTCATTTGTAAAGTTTTTTAATCCTGTAACAAATGTATTTAAATATGTATCAACTGCATTATGTCTCACAATAGCATCTATAAAAGTTTTAAACTCACCTTCTGCTTCACCTGCTATTTTAGTTAGTGTAAGTTTGTCTGTTCTAAATCCAGCCTCTGCAATATCATATACACTTCTAGGTCTTTGTTGAAATCCTGCAACTCTACCCATACTAGAGTAGGTATAGCCATCACCTTCACACACTTCACACTTTGTATAATTTTTATATGGACTCCCATCTTTTTTTATTTTTTTAATAACACCTTTACCTGCACAACTTCTACATTGTTCTGCAGTTGTTTTAAATATTTTTTCTGAATTTTCTGCAACTAAATTTCTAAATTGTATTCTTGAAAAGTTAGGTCGTCTTTTATTTTTACCTGTGTTTTTATCTATACCTACATTAAATATCTTTGCCCAATGCTTTTTATCTTTTGGTTTTCTACTATAAATTAACCAAGATAATTGTTCAGGACTCGATAGATTAACTTTAGTATCGCCCATTTGTTTATACACAATCTTATCTATCTTTTGTTTTAAATATGCAAACTCTGCTCTATATTCTTTTTCTACTTTAGATAAATCTTCTAAATTAATATTAATACCATTAGCTTCCATATCAGCTAATACAATTAAAAACTCATTCATCATCTTAGCTGTCATCAATAAATGTTTATTTTTTGGCATTCTAAAATCTGCCATCTGTGAATTAAATAAATCTCTAGTTATCTGTACATCTATTCTACCATACTCTTCTACAACATCAACAGGTATATTTTGAAATGGTATACCTCTATCTGTAAATTCTTTTATTCTATTATCTTTAGATCCAATACGTCTTCTTCTACAAGACATTTCTAATGTTAAACTTTTTCTTATACCCCTGTTTAATATATACTCTCCTAACATAGTATCATATACTCTGCCAGTATATTTAAATCCAGCTTCAAGCAACCACATTAAATCAAATTTTATATTATGACCCACAAGTAATGTAGTCTTATCAAGTATGGATTGTATTTTATGATAACAACCTTTATCTATTCTTTCAGAGTGATTAGTAAAATAATACTCATCATTTATACCAACACTAACTAATATATTATCAGGGTGATAAGGTGATGGGTCATACCCACCTGTATCTGTAACTTGCCAAGATGTCTCTACGTCTACTACACTAATCATACTTCATACCTACTTATGCTTCTTCTAATTGTACATGATGGCTCACCATGATAACCATTTATTTTATTTTTACTTATACATAATGTTCTTATTTTATTTTCTGCATCAGAATTAGAGTTTCTACCTATACCAATAATAATGTCTGCCTCTGCAGCTTTACCTGTTTTAGAATTTTCCATCATATCAAATGATATACTATTTCTATTGTGTGCATCAGCTGATGCTTGTGATATGGCAATCACAGCACAATCTCTTCTCTTTGCTATCTCTCTTACACTTGTATATATTTGTCTTAACTTCTCATCTGTTCTTGCAAATGTACCTGTCACATTTATTTTATCTAGCTGGTCAATAACTATTATATCAGGTTTATGTTTTTCACAATGTGCATCTATATCTTCCATAGACCAATCAACTGTATCAAACATAGATATGTTGTCTTTTATTTCACTCCAAGCATTTTGTGCTATATCTTTGTCTTGTATTATTTCTTCTCTAGTCATACCAGTATAACAAGATATGGCTCTCATCTGTGTTCTAATAGCAGGTTCTTCATTTATAAATGCGTGTACTTTTGCACCTTGTTCAGCAAATCCTTCAGGTCCTGCACATAAGCTAACCCAAAAAGCTGTCTTGCCTGTTTCAGGTCTAGCAAATGCAATCATAAGATTACCACCACCAATACCACCTACATTTTCTTTTAACACAGGTATATTAAACTTCCATTTAGTAGTTACGTCAAGCAATCCTAATACTTCTTTTACATCGCTTGTAACTGCAGGTGTCTTTTCTTCATCACCTTGTTTATGATTTTCTATCATACCTGTTATCTCAGTAAAGTTTGCATCTTTACCATTGAATATTTCTGTAGCTTCAACTGCTATTCGTTGTGCTAAATCTCTATCAGATAAGATACGCATAATATCTTTTGCTATTTCTTTACTAGGTTCTTGTATTTCTTTTATATCTTCTACTAACTCACTAAACTTTTCTTTTGCAGCACGAGTCAATGCAGGATTAAATATAGCAGTATGTAAAGAATATAATTCATCTACACTTATATCATCTGAGTATTTTGCGTGTGCTTTTTGTATTGTATCAAACAAAGAACTTATATCTCCTGTAAATATAGTAGGTGATATAGTGCCTTTGTATTTTGTATAGAACGCTTTACCAAGCATTAGTCTAAGCATTTGTTTTTCTATCATAAAATATCTCCTCTATTTGTTTTGTATTAAAGTATTTAAGGTCATCTTCTAATGGTTTAACCACGACATTGTCAAACCCTGACGACCTTAAATCTTTCGCTATATCATATGCTTTTGTGGTAGCATCTCTGTCTAAACAGACATATAGTTTTTTATACGGTTTTAAATGTTCTTTATGTTCTTCTTTTAATTTTGTACCCATAATAGATATACCTGTCAATACATTAGATACTGCACAAGCTGATGGGCAATCTTCTACAATAACTGCATCATCACAATCGCCACATTTAAATGGCACATCTTTATTATCATACATAAACCATTTTGGATATACATTTTTATTTAGTCCTCTACCCACTGCTCCAACTATTTCATCTGTATTTCTATTTTTAATTAAGAATACAACTCTATCTTGTTTTACATCATACTTAATATCTGCTCTACCCCAAGCCCACGCTTCCCAACAATTGTTTTTATGTAAATACATTTGTGCATTTTTATTTGTTGATACTATTTTAAAACTATCAGGTATAATAAATCTTTGACTTGTTTTATTTTCTTTTTTATTAAATGTTGTACTAACATACTGCATATTTTTTTCTCCTTCTTTTTTACCTCTAGCTTTACAAGTCGAATGAAAGCAGTACCAGTTTAAATTATTTTCTGTAGTGTCTACTGATAACGTGTTTAAATTTTTACAGAAAGGACAATCCATTCTCATCTGTGTATCAGGTGGAATAAATAGTCCTTGTATAATATTTAATTGCTGTTTGTAATTCAATTATTAACTTCCTCGTATGTAACTCTAACTTTTCGTTTATCATAAAAGGTATCTCGAGTGAGAATAAGTTTTTTGGTAAGTATTAGATGTGTTGCCTCATCATCTATTCTGTCTGCGTCTACAACTCCTGTAAGTGGTAATGTATATTGCCCTGTATATCCTAATCCGTATACTTTTATGAGGT